TAGTCCATAGTAGGAACACATACAGGATTCCATCCAGCAAAACTGGTGTGTTCTCCACTTGGAATCTTCCAACAGGGAGCATTATCGTTGTCAAGATCTAGTGACTCACGATATGCTTCATCACCCATCACAACAACTGCTCTTTCAGCAGCATTCAAACTGGTGAAACAAGCAAATGCATTCTTCTTAATGATATCAGGGATTTCGTGTTTCATCTAATCCGTGGTATATTGTTTTATTTACCCATTCATTTTTTGTTTTGTTTAGGTGACACTCCACACAAAGCAATTGACATTTTTTTAGTTCTTCATGCAATTTTTTCATCGATAAACCTAATCTAGCTCCAATACTAAATGATTTTTCTGAAGGACTGATATGATCAAATTGAAGATTTTCTGTTGTTCCACAACCGACACACTTTCCACCCAATATTTCTATACACTCCTTCTTTCTTAACGCATTTCTTGTCCTCGTTTGTTCGCATAATTTTTCTTTGCGTTTTTGATAACGATTTTTGTCCTTCTCTTTAATTTTTTCTTTGTTTTTTAAACGATACTCTAGTGCATACTCATTTTTTTTCTCTTTATTTTTTAGGTGATAGTTTTTATCCCTTTCTTTAAATTTTTCTATATTTTTTAAACGATACTCTCGTTGATACTTTTTTCTCTCCTCAGGATCTTTACGGGGACTCATTGAATAGCAAGTGGTTGCAGTCGGTCAAGGATCTCACGATAGGCAGGAACAATATCACCTTCGTCATTCCTGAATAGATCTTTATCAAATCTTTCGTCACTACCAATCTTCCACAGTCTCATACTATCAGGACTAATCTCATCGGCAAGTAACAATTCTCCGTGAGCAGTATATCCATACTCGACTTTAAAATCTACAAGATCAATACCCAAGATGTAGAACATCTGCCGGAGATAATCATTAATCTCTAGAGTCATCTTAACAAAAGGTTCTGGATCATATCCCATCAGACGCACCCGGTCTGGTGTTAGGAGAGGATCGTGCTTGCTATCATCCTTCAGAAAAAACTCAACAATCGGTTGTGGTAGTGGAGCACCTTCTATCAGGGTTGTCTCACGAACAATAGATCCAGCAGCACGATTGCGACAGATGACTTCTAAAGGAACGATACCTACCTTCTTACAGATCATCTTGTTAGCACCAACCATATTAATATAATGAGTTGGAATGTGCTCCTTAGAGAGTTTCTCAAAAATCAAAGCAGAGATACTGCAGCAGAGAGATCCTTTTCCTAAAGGATGATCTTCCTTCTCTCCATTTCCTGCAGTGACTTTATCATGATACTCAATAATGACTTGCTCTGCATCATCACCTTGATATACGGTTTTTACCTTTCCTTCGGTAATTACTTCCATAAAAAAGAGGGTGTTTTATCACCCTCAGTATACCACATATGTCAATTAAAACCAAACTTTTTTATTGTGGTGTTCCGGGACGACTCTTCCTAAAGTAATACTTAGTAACCCATCCTCAAATACAACTGATCTAACTTCCGTTTCTTCTGCCAATGTCCAAGTTCTGGTGAAAGATCGTTGAGCCATTCCTCTATGGACATATGTTTTTTCGGATTCGGTATCCTCCCTTTGTCCTTCGACAAAGAGTTTTCCGTCTTGTGTGTAGACATTTACTTCTTTCTTCTTAAATCCTGCTAGTGCAATTTCTAGTAGCGACTCTACATTACTAACCTCAATTAAGTTATACGGAGGGTAGTTTGTCGTTGTCTCATGTAGGTCGAACACTCTATTTAGGTAATCGTTCATACCAATGCTATTTTTAGAAATTTTATCTAATAGCACAGGCAAATCTGCAGCAGTATACCTTGTAAGGTTTCCCATGATTCTTAGCTCCTTTAAAAGCGAGTTTGTGTTTTGTGGACCCCGAAGGCATCCATGTTTATTTATATCATAAAAACAAAAAAAGAGGAACAGTATTTACCGAACCTCTTTATATGGTGTTCCGACTTTCGTAGAGACCGCACGAAAGGTCTCAGTCTTATTTAGTTACTTCTTCTTGGGGTTTACCTTTTTTACCAATATTATATTTTTGTTCTAAAATCCATTCACCTTTATCTTTGTATGCAAGGACTTTAATCTGATTCAAAGGAGCAATATCTGCCACAGAATCCGGACTGACAACACTAATCAAACCCCAATCAGCAAGCAGACGTGTGATGCGATTACGTCTCTGAACATCATTCACAGTAAGATTAGCGTGTTTGCCATCAAGGGCAAACAACTCTTTAAAGTGAACAATAAAATATCTTCCCTGCTTATGCAGAATGTGACAGGACTGATAGAGTTTCTTTTCCTTACGGGATGCAACTCCAATTCTTGTTAGAGTCTCTCTGACTTTAAGAAAATCATCAGGTTCACTAAGAAGAACCTCCACCATTTGATCTTGAGACCAATCAACCGTAGGTTCTACAGTATTAGTCATTTTTTTCCTCCAATATCAAGTCGTTGTTTAATAAAATTAATCTGTTCTTGTGTCAGGATTTTCAGAGCTTGGGATGCTTTTTCATTACTATAACCATAGTATTTTTTGATGCTTTCTAGATCCGTGACTTTATCCTTACGGAGCCAGGGAGAGAACCTCTTTCTTTTCCTCAGACTATTTAGATAGAATGAATATTGCATATCCTTTTCTAAGTTTGGATACTTATTCATTTCATTAGAAAACATGACACAATCAAGGTGCCCAGACAAACAACGATTAATGATATATGGAGGGTAAGAGCTAACGTTCTCACTTAAATCTTCTTTTGTAAAATTAATCGAATTGAGCCAATCCTTCAGTTCCATAATTAAAAAGTAAAAGTTCCTTGCGTTCTTTTTGTTCACGCATGTATTCACCTACTGATCTCATTGTGTAGGTAAGGTCAAATTCTGCGGTGCTCCAGTTTGAAAATCGTTCTTTGACCAATTGGTCGGAGTTGTAGGAGACAAGAGAGTCGAAAGAACAAGAATCACAATTAGCGGCAAATAAATCGTGATCAAACCCTTTGTGCATACTCCCTTTTTTTCCGTAGAGGTTATCTTTGATGTCATATGGAGGATCTAAATACACAAATATTTTTTTATCTACATCTTCTTCCATCAAATAATCATATGAATAATTAGTAATCTTCCAATTTTTGATTATTTGCGAATATCCTTCGAGTTTTTCAATTCCTCGCATTGAGAAATTGGAGTCGGATGCTTGTTTTGAGAAGGAAGAGGATTCGGTGAGACCAGAAAAAGAACACTTATTGACAATATAAAAACTGATAGCACGCCGTAAAGCGTCATTATTTGATTCATCGTTCAGATACTCCTTTGATTCTAAAAACAATTCTTTTGCAGAAGAAGGATCGGGATGCCTAGACTTTAGTTCCTGCAGTTTACTCTTTATATCTGGTCCAAATATTTGAAGTTGTTGCCAGAAATTTACAAGTGGTTCATATAGATCATTGACCCATATATCTAAATTAGGATACTTTTTGGTAATATGAATTGCTACACTACCACCACCAATAAATGGTTCACGGAATTGATCATACTCTCGTAGATCAGGAAAGTATTGATCCATTTTAGCGCAAGCACGCGACTTTCCTCCCGGATAACGAAGAGGAGTTTTGAAAGACTTCATCACACAATTAACCGTTTATCTTCTGGAGTAATAATTTTACTGCCATAAATTTCATTATACTTCTTTACGATGTTAGAATCAACTTCTGCAATATACACAATGTGATTACGAGATACCGTAATCTCAGGTTTATCTTTATCGATAACCATTGCCCATGGTGCAAATCCAACACTTTGTCCCGTAGGAAGAACAACTAAACCATTTTTAATAGTTAAAGTATCACCGTCATCAGAGATTACTTCTGCAACAACCTCTTCACCAGTAATAATACGTAGTAGTTTTACTTCAATCATAATACATCACTATAGGGATAGGGAGAATCTTCTTTATGAAGGAGGACACCATCAACATTTCGAAATAATTGTTGCATATCACCATGCAAAATACGATATCCAGTACCGACATACAATTGTCCAAGGACAACTGATACTGTAGCAGTCCCCCAAAAAACGTAATACCATCTAGATTTTACTTGTGCTTTAATCTTGGTTTTCATAATGTTTAATTAATCGTTCTGCTTGTTTTTTATCAATACCACAAGGGGCATTCTTAAGGCATCGAATGATAACCTCATTATCGCACATAGGAGGTTTAATTGTAAACCCCCACTTGTCTACTTTACCTTCCGTAGGTGCTTCGACATAATCAAATTCACTTGGCATTATTCAATACCAGGAGGAAAGTTTTCAATCTCAGTCAATTCATAATCCCAGTCTTCCATGACTTTATTAGCAAGGAATCTATCAGAAAGCATTTCAAGTTCCTTCTCAGCATACTCTCT